CTTGTTCCTGTTGAAATGCAGGGCGTTCCTGAGGATACCTACCCTAATATTCCTCCAGAAGACATGGAGGATGTTATGGCTTCTCAGGCGCCCGACGAAGAAATGGAAGATGATTTTGTCGAGTATGTTATGGGCGAAAGCCTAGAGGACGATGAACTAGATGATCGTATGAATGCCCTAGAGTCTGATGATCGTCTTAGCATGATCTTCGACAAAGTAATCTTAGCCTCGTCAGAGTTTTCTGGCGCAGGCGAAGTAGAAGGCCCAGGGGATGGAACGTCTGATTCTATTCCTGCGCGGCTTTCGGACGGTGAATTTGTATTCACCAAAAAAGCTACCGATCAAATTGGTGCCGACAATCTGCAAACTATGATGGATGACGCAGAACGGGCCTATGATGGTGGTTTGATGCGAAAGGCTGTTGGTGGTCTAATTGATGACCCTATGCAAACTGAGCGGAAACTTGCAACGGACTACATGTCCGAAGAAGAGTTGAAGAAGCAGATGCTAGATGCTAACCGCATGCCCAGCCTAATGATCCGATAAGGCTACGGAATAATCCCCCCTTATCTTAAATATATCAACCTTGAGGCCACCTTGTAAGTTCAAGCCCTGTGTTAGAAACGCGACTAGCATGGCTACCTTGAAGACAACACAAGCCCCAAAAGGAGAGTGAACGATGACTGAAGTAGAGGAGCGTATAGCTAATCCGTACAACGCCCGCAAAGACTGGCACACGCCAGATGCACCTTCGCGGGGCAAAGCGGATTCGTTGTTCTTTGAAGAAGAGGCTACTCAAGAGTTTTCAGAAGAACCTCAGACCCCTCAAACCAAACAAGAACAGCGGCCACGCACCAATTATAAAAAGAGATACGACGACCTCAAAAAGCATTACGACGACAAGATTGCTGAGTTTAAACAACGAGAGCAAGAACTTCTAGCAAAAGCGCAATCGGCACAACCGCAGTACCAGCCGCCGCGCAGCCAAGAAGACCTTGAAGAGTTTAAATCCAAATATCCTGAGTTGTATGAAACGGTCGAGACTGTTGCTCATTTGCGCAGCCAAGATCAGGTAAATGCCCTTCAAGAAAAGCTCCGAGCTATTGAAGAGCGTGAAGCTGAGTTTGCGCGGCGCGAAGCAGAAACCAAACTGCGCGAGCGGCACCCCGACTTTGAGGACATTCGCGGCGACGAGCAGTTTCATGCCTGGGCTAAAGAACAACCTGAAGAAATTCAGCGTTGGATTTACAATAACCCGGACAATGTTTCTCTTGCTAGCCGTGCTATCGATCTTTATAAGATGGAAAATGGCATTAATATTAATGCTCCGAAGCCTAAGACGAGTCGTTCACAATCTGCCAAAACTTCTGCTGCAGACTTTGTTTCAACTAAAACTACCAATGTTGATACGAAACAGCCGAAGATTTGGACACAGCGGGAAATTGCCTCTCTGTCTATGGATGACTACGATAAATACGAACAAGAGATTGATCTAGCAATCCGTGAAGGCAGGGTGGTTTCTTAAACTACTTGTCTTTTTTAGGAGTCTATAATGGCTTATAATGTTTCTGACCAATACTTTGAACCGGCTACCGATACTAACGCTAACTTTGCAAACTCGGTCTCGGGACAAGCTAACTCGTTCTTCCTGCCTGCCGTTTACAGCAAGAAGGTTCTTAACTTCTTCCGTAAGGCGTCTGTTGTTGAAGCTATCACCAACACGGACTACGCAGGTGAAATCTCTGCTTTCGGTGACAGCGTTCGCATCATCAAAGAGCCGACGATTACTGTTTATCAGTATGAGCGTGGCCAAGATGTGACCTCGACCAAACTCACCGACCAAGAGATCACGCTGGTTGTTGATACGGCTAACGCCTTCAAGTTCATCGTGGACGACATTGAAACCTCCATGTCCCATGTGAACTTCAAGGAAGTGGCCTCCAGCTCTGCAGCCTACGCTCTTCGTGACGCCTTTGATGAAGGTGTGATGGCTAAGATGCAAGCCGGTCTTTCGTCCTCTGCGCCTGATCATATCCTCGGTGCAGACAGCGCCACCAAGTTCGCTGCAGGCGTCTATGACGGTGCTGGCTCCATTGACCTTGGTGTTGGTGAGACCGATCCGCTGGACGTTCTGGCCCGCATGGCTCGCCTCTTGGACGACGAAAATGTCCCCGAGGAAGGCCGCTGGGTTGTTGCTTCCCCGGACTTCTATGAGCAGCTTTCTCAAAGCTCCTCTAAGCTTCTGTCCGTGGACTTCAACGCCGGTCAGGGTTCTATCCGCAACGGCCTCGTAAGCTCCGGTAAGCTCCGTGGCTTCAGCATGTACAAGTCCAACAACGTTCCTGCTACCAGCAACGCAACGGGCTTCCTCATGGCTGGTCACATCAGCGCCGTGGCAACCGCACAAACCATCACCAGCACGGAAGTCCTTCGTGACCCCGACAGCTTCGGTGACATTGTGCGTGGTCTCCATGTGTATGGTGCCAAAGTGCTTCGCCCCGAAGCCCTCATTGGTGGCTACTACACCATCGACTAAAAACTAACGTCTAGTTCTCCTGGGGGCTTAACCGCCCTCAGGAGTTTTAAGAAGAGGTTTTTATGTTAGTAGGAACTCCCAACAAACCTTTTAGGTTAAAGGTCCGAGATAAGCAAACGGGCAAGCCCCCAAAGGGTGATGCCGAAAAGTATGCTGCTGGTTGGGACCGAATCTTTGGAGATAAAAAAGATGATGTACGGAAATAAAAAGAAAAAGATGATGATGGGCGGCTACAACGACAAGCGCATGGGTAAGGCTATGGGCGGCCCTGCTTCTAAGTCTGGCTCTCAGCCTGTCTACGGTAGCACCATCGCTGACGCAATGCCCAAGGGCGGTCCTTGCTAAAATGATCTACAAGTCCAAAGACATTTTTGAATGCGAGCGCATGAAGCAGATTCCTGATAGCTCTACGCGCCAACAGCCCGTTCAAAAAGCTAACTAGAGAAAACTATGGCCGCTACTTATTTGCAACTGACTAATGAACTAT